GCCTGCAGGCGGCGCTCCAGCTTCTGCCCATACCGGCCGATGGCGCTGCGGCTGGGCAGATTGCCGGCCTCGGACTCCAGCGGGAAGCGCTCGCGCAGGTCGGAGATCAGCTCATCCAGGGTCTGCGAGCCGGTGGCAAGCATGGCCTGGATGTACGCCTTGACCTCATCGGACAGGCGGTCGATGCTGCTTTTGCGGGCCATGCGTCAGAGCTTGGAGGGGCGAGCGATGCCGGGCTCGCAGTCGATGGTGTACTCGGCAACATCGATGCCGAAGCGCGTGAGGTCGGCCGTGACGTGGCCGACCGGGCTGGTCATGATCTTGACCAGGTCGCGGCTCTCCAGGTAGTCCAGTGCCCTGCGGACCTCCATCTCAGTCGCGTCGGGATACTCGCCCTGCACCACCTGGTGCAGAAAGCGCAAGGTGGAATGCGTGGGCAGGTTGATGTTGGCCGCGAGCAGCAGGATCCAGCGGATGAACTCGCGGCGCGAGCGGTCTGCCTGGGCGCGCAGTTGGGCTTCATTCATGGTTCTTTCCCCCCAGGATCAGCAAGATGTTTTCAAAGCGCATGTTGATGGCGTCCAGCCGCGCCATGATGGTGGCGAGCGCCTGGACGTAGTCCTCTCGGCGCACGTAGTTCAAGGGCAGGTCGGCCTTGAGCTGCAGGATCTCGCGCTCAACCCGCTGCCACTGCACGGTCTCGTCTCGGTTCACCTGCTCCAAGCCATTCAGCCTGGTGGACAGCTGTTCGGCCTGCTCGGCGCGGGCCTTCTCTTGTGTGGAAAAGCGCTCGTCCAGGTGGCGTTGCGACTGGTCGAGCAACAGCTTGCCGGCCCCGGCCGCGAAGACGAGGAAGGCCCCCAGAAGACCGACCAAGTGCCAAAAATCTACGGTGATGCTCATTGCTTCTTTCTCTCCACGCGCGCCTGGCACGCCACACACATCTGGCAACCCGGCACAGTTCGGCGGCGCAAGGCCGGGACTCTCTCTCCGCAATCGGCACACCAGCGCGCCGAGTCGGCCGCTGTCTTGCCCTGCAGGCCGGCACGGCGTGCCTGGTCTCGCAGGGCATCGGCCAACATCTCGGCCTCGCGCTCGCTGGCGCGGTCTACGTCGTCCATCAATCAGGCGCCCCCACAGTCGGGGCCCGGATGACGTCGGCCACAAACGCCTGAAGGCCGATCACCTGGTCGCGGAGCTGGTCAGCCTCTGCTGCCAGGTCTCGATACGCTCCCGAGCTTTCGCCGAGTAGCTCCCGGGCGGTGGTGGCTTCGACAACGCAGGCGGCAAGGCCGGCGTCTCCTGCTGGGTAGGGATTGGGGCGGGCGTTGAGGTGGGCGACCTGGTCGCGCAGGCTGCGCACAGCAGCAGCGGCAGCAGCATCGCGAGCCTGGCGCTCGGTATCACGTTGGGCGGTTTCATAGGCGACCTTCTCGGCGTTGCGGAACTTGGCGAGGTTGTCGGCGGCGGTGGTGGCGCTGCGTGCGGCCTCCTGGCGGTCCCAGGCGGCCTGGACGCGGGTGGCGCCCTGGGCGTCGCCCTTGGCGATGAGGTGGCCCTCCCAGGTCTTCACCCCGAAGATCGCCGCGCAGATGGCGACGGCGATCAGGATCAGTCGGTATTGCGCGCTCACAGGCCCGGCCCCCACGACAGGTAGCGGGGCTGCAGGACCACCAGGATGCGATGAGGGTAGCCCAGGTTTTCACGGCAGTGCAGGGCTGCGCGGCGGGCTTTGCCGCATGCCTCGTCGACCTGGGCGCGGGTGGGCTGGGCCAGCCCGGTACTGGCGGCCTCCGCTTGCCAATGGCCGAGCCCGCCGTTGTAGCTGCGCAGCGTGACCCACATGCGGTCGCGCGGGCTGTAACGGGCGGGGGTGCGCGCATACAGCCAGTGGTTGTAGGCCGCCAGGGCCTGCAGGGCCCAGGCCGGGTTGGTGGGCTCGGGCCCGGCCAGCGCCGGCCGGATGGAGGGCATCCAGGCGGCCGTGGCGGGCATGAACTGGGCCAGGCCAGCCGCACCCACGCGGGAGACCGCATCGGGGTTCCAGGCGCTCTCCTGGTGGACCTGGGCGGCAAACACAGCAACCGGTGCGTCCAGGCCCCATTCGGCCTGGGCCACGCGGATCAGCAGGGCCTTGTACTGCAGCGCGGGCTCGGGCACCTGGGCGCGGCAGCTCTCGGCGGCCCCCAGGGCCACCAGGAAGGCGAGCACTGCCCAGGCCAGGGGCCGGCTCAGCAAGCGGGAGGTGACGGGGCTGCGCACGTCAGAGGCCCGCAGCCACGCCAGAAATCACCGCCGCCACGATGATGGCCCGGCGCAACATGGCTGCGGCGAACGGGATCACGTAGCCCGGAGCAATGGGGTGATCTGCCTGGTCTGTGGGCTCAGTGCTGCCCAGGCGCCAATCGCGCGCCAGGTAGCCGTCGGGGCGGGCGTAAGGGAACAGCGCGCGGTCGAGCCAGTACGCCATCACGGCGGCCAGCGAGACCAGCGAGGCTTTGTAGACCGTGAGCTCGAACTTCTGCGGGGCCACGGCCGCGATGATCGCGACCAGCACCACGGCGAGCACAAGCCAGGTCGAGGTGCGCGGGACGCGCAGCCAGGCGGGGACGGAGTCTCTGAGTTGCATGGGCCCCTCCAAGGGCAGGACAGTGATGACAAACCCGCGAGGGGTGAGCCATCAGTGTCGGCAGGAGGGGGGGCGCAGTCTTGGGAACCGGGACCCTATTTGTCCGCGCATCTCGCGCAGCAGGGAAAATAAGGTCCCAGGCCCCAAGACGGCGCTGGCTGCGGGCGGCACCATGGGGGGCATGAACACCACCCAACCATCCCATCCCTTACCCCAGCACGGGCGTCCCAAACCTGACATGCAGGCCGTCGCGCGAGGCGAGCCTGAGGCATTCGCTGTGGCCGTGGCAGCGCTGGCCGCGTTCTTGTTCTCGCGGGCTGGCAGCAGCATCAAGCTGCCTTCCACTGCCGCCGACGTGGCGCACAAGGCGGGGGAAAACGGGCCTCAGTCAGGCCTGCTGGCTGCCGCCAGCGACCTGCGCGCGCTATTGGCCCAGAGTCCGCAGGGTAGGCAGGCCCTGCGCGATTTCGGCTTTGAGCCAGTCCTTGAGCACCTCGAAGGTGAATGACGCAGTGGGCTTCATCACCATGGCTTTCGCCTTGGCCCAAAGCGTGTCATCTTGTATCGCGTCCACGAAATCGCAACCGCTCCATGTGAGGCGCTGAACGTATGCAACGGTACCGCCCGTTGTATCGGAAATCAGCGCCTTGATCAGCCCGGCCTCTTGCAGCCAGATGACATGCTGAGCGAAGTCTTCTTCGTCAACACCTGGCAGCTCCATGAGGTCGTCATCGTGCGGCTGCTGCGCCGTGGCAAGCAGGATGCGGCGGGCCAAATCCATATCACGCTTCATCGCGCTTTCCTTTTTCTATCTCAGTTGGTCTGACGGCGCCTGCACAGCAGCACATCGAACCTTGTCTTGTCTCGGTGTTCCTGGACAGTGAGCCACTGCAGGTTGTCGACCTGGTCGGCGCCGCCTGCGCACAGGGGCGTGATGTGGTCTACCTGGTGACCTGCGCATGGCCCACGCCGGGCACCATTCACTGGGCATGGATTGGCCCGCTTGAATTCAGCCACCACCGTTGATGACCTGTGGCTTCGAGCTTCAGCCGCAGCTCCACAGAGCAGCGAGGCGACGGCGAGAACTACAGCCCCTCGCACATCAGGCGCCACTTGCCCGCAAACGTATCGTTGCCCTCGTCGAAGTTCACCTCGTCGAGAAAATCCATGTTCCTGTCTGGCTCCACGTTCACCACGTACTTGGTGAAGCCAACCATGCCGCCCATTCGATTACGCGCATTTAGCTCGCCGCACCACACACCCTCGCCGCCACGCTTGGCGCGCACGTGATTGCGGAACACAGCAGATTCGGGGTCATTGAGTTTGGCCCTCACCACTGCCATCGAAATCGCGGCTGGTGACCTTTGCGCGTTGTAGTGGTACGCGACGCCGCCCAGGGCAGCGAGCGAGGCTATGGCAATCAGCGCCATCGACGTTGTCTTTTTCATTGCTCCCTCCGTTATTGATTTTCTTGCGCGCCTGACTGCAGCGCGCGGCATGTGCCGCAACATCCGTCACCTGGCATCACCAGGTTGACTACTGTCACGTTTCCTTGCACACAGCCCACCTGGATCGCGCCGTTTCCCCAGTTGCTCAGCTTTGTTTGCGGCTTCAGTCCCTCAATCAGCCGTAGAACCCACGCCCATTCGATCAATTTGTATCTCCTTCGTTACATCCATTGTGAACAAAGGCGGGGGATTTGGCGGCCCATCCCCCATTTGGACTAGATGACCGCTATTTGCGCTTGACGGTGTGGGATACGTTGCCAGCCACGCCGCCGATCTGCACAGCACCATGGCCGTGGTTGGTGAGGTGTACGCCTTGGCTCTGGGTCTGCAATGGTTTTCCCCCCGCACCGAGCAACGCTCCGAGCGCCGCCCCCTGAGCTGCGTCATCAGCAGCCAAGAACAACTCCAACATGGTGTGCGCTTTGGGCGGTAGCGCCGCGCCCGAAATGCGCCCAGTAACGATAAACCCCACGTCCGCACCGGCGCGCGCCCAAGCGTTCAACACGCGGGCGTTGGGAAATGCGGTTTCTTTTTCCCATGCCAGCTGCGAGTTTTTCGAGGCTTCACCCAGCCCAGCAAAGGCCATCTGGGAAAAACCCAAGCGCTCCCTCTCGATGCGGATTCGCTCGCCAATCCCAGTTTTCTGTTGCATAAAATTCATAAAGCACAGTTTTCTGTGCCATACTCGGTTCCTACTCGTTTCAACCAATAGCTACAAGCGCCAACCTGTAGCAACCAACTAGGACGCACCACCATGCCCCTGAAAACCCGCGCGGAGGTCCGCAGTGAGTTCGCCCAAAAGGGCGAGTCGTTCAGCGCTTGGGCCAAGCAACGCGGCTATTCCGTCGCGCTGGTCTCCCTGATCCTCAATGACGATCCGAAGAACCCGCGACGCAAGTGCCTGCGTGGCGAGAGCCACAACATCGCTGTCGAGCTGGGCCTCAAGACCGGCATCAAGTCGGCGCCCGTCATCAGCTCGGTGACGTTCCGCCCATCGGCCAGCCCTCGGATGGCTGCAGCTGCGTGATGGATATGTCCGGGCAACATCTTACCGGCGCCCCAGCGTACCGCCTCACCGAGTCGTGGCTGCAGCACTGCATCCACCTCAGCGTAGCGGTGGAAGACGTTCAGGCACTCGCAGCCCAGGGGGCAGTGGAGGAGGCGTATCACCTTCTACAAGGGCGGCTTGCTGGCGCAGGTACAGCTGCCAGTCGCCCCACGCTGCCCGAGCAGCGTCCTTTTGAGGATGCACGCCCGCGACCTGGTCAAGGCGCCGAGTCATGTCCAGCAGCGCAGCGCGCGGCATCTGGCGCACCAGTTCGGTCAGAAGCCAGTGCTGGGCCTGCAGCTGGAGCTGCAGCGGTTCCAACTGCGCTGCCACAGCGCGTTCGACTAGTCGCTCGATCAATCCGGTTTCGGCCATTCCCGTTCCCTCGTCGCAGGTTGTTTCGTTGATCTGCATTGGATCAGCGCCCCCCAACCCAGCACCAGACCCAGCGGAGATTTCTTTTTGGCAACCCCTCAACAGCACCCCAAGGCCGCAGCTCCAAAGCCTCGGCGCAACTGGAAGGCCCTGCAGCCGACCAGCCTGCGCGCCGCGCTTGAGCTGTGCAAAGACCACGCCCGAGAGCGCATAAACAAGTCGGTGGAACAGATCGCCGACGACATGGGCCTTACCGACCACTGGACCATCTACAAGTGGTTCCAGACCGGCCGCATCCCGGCGAACCTGATCCGCCCGTACGAGCAGGCATGCGGCATCGACTACGTGACCCGCTGGCTTGTCGCCAGCAGCGGCCGGCTGGTGGTGGATGTGGCCACTGGCCGCAACCTCAACCACGCGGACATCGTGGCGATGCATGAGCACTTCGCGGGGACGCTGAAGCTGCTCACGGTCTTCTACGCCAACCCGGGCACCGACCCGGCCGAGACCCTGGCTGCAGTGACCAAGCACATGGAGCACATGGCCTGGCACCGCAACAACGTGGCGCAGCACGCCACCCCTCAACTGGAGTTCTGACATGGACGATCTCGCCCTCACTTTTGCCCTGTCCAGGCAGGTGCCCGCCATGGAGCGCGGCTTTGCCATCTCGACAAGCTACGGCGACCTGATCGTCAACGCCGGCCCGTTGGCCGAGCGCATCCAGACCCTGGTGGAGCAGGAGCTGCGCAACGAGCTGGCCCAGCGTGAGCGCGGCCAGATGCACCACGGCGAGGTGCAGCCATGAGCGCAGCGCTGCCCCAACAACAGTCCGCGCGCCGCGCCCTGCGCCTGCTATGGGTACTGCAAGGCCACAGCTTCGACGGCCTGCGCCTCAAGCAGGTAGCGGACGCCATGAAGGTCTCGCCCCCCATGGCGCTGCGCGACCTGGAGATGCTGGCCGACGAAGGGGTGGCCGAGCGCATCCCCGGCGCCGAGGAGTGCTGGCGCCTCACCCCCAAGGTGATCCAGCTGGCCCGGGCCCATGACGACTGCATGCGCCGGGCCCGCCAACGTATCGAAGACATCGACAACCGCTACACGCGCGTTGCCTGAACCCATTCCATTTCACTCACGGAGCATCAATGTCTGACAAAACAATCAAGGGGCGCAAAGCCCTGCCAGCAGCCGAGGTGGTGGGCCCCGATTTCGTGGGCGCAACGCCCGCCGAAATGGCTGCACAGGAGGCCCAGGCGCGCAATGCGCTGGCTACGGTGCAGGCCAACGCTTCAGCCCTGGCCCTGCAGTTGGGCTACGAGGGCGCGCTCAACATTGGCACGCTGGAGGACGGCATCCGCTTCTACCAGCGCCGCTCGGTGGAGGCGCTGCTGGAGGTGGGCAAGCGGCTCTGCCTGCTCCAGGAGATCACCCCGCGCGGTGAGTTCGACCAGCGGATCGAGATGCTGGGCTTCTCTCGACGCAGCGCGTACCGCTTCATGCAGGCGGCGGCCAAGACGGCAAAAAGTGCCAATTTGGCACTTTTGAGCACAGAGGTGAAGAGTGCCAGCGCCTTCCTGGAGCTGGTCACCCACGATGACGACGTGCTCCAGAACATCGCGGAGATGGACGACATCGACCGCCTGAGCGCCAGCGAACTGCGCGAGCGGCTGCGCCAATCCGTGCAGGACGAGAAGTTCGCCCAGGAGAAGCGCAGCAAGGCCGAGGAGAGGGCCGACAAGGCCGAGAAGAAGCTGGCGGGCAAGCGCCCCGTGGTGGTGCCCCTGGACGAGCGGATCACACCTTTCCAGACCGAGATCACCGAGCGGCAGTCGCTGATCGAGAAGTCACTGGCGGCGCACCTGGAGGCGTCGGCCGCCCTGGAGGCCTGGTGGACCGAGGAGGTGACCCAGCAGCCCGACTACGACCCGACCGCCGCCGTGCCGCTGCCGCGCAGCGTGGGCCTGGTGCTGATGCATATGGTGGATGCCGCCGAGCGCGCAGCGCTGCTGGTGGGCAAGCTGCAGCACGACCTGCAGGAGCGCTTTGGCGCTGACATCGACGAGGCGCGCCAGTTCCTGATGCAACCCGGGGCTGACGATGCCGCAGCTGCCTAACACCAGCCAGGACCACGACGAGATGGCATCGCTGTCCCCCGAGATTTGCGACTACCTGCGCGGGCTGGCCCGCCGCCTGGATGCGGCGGAGCACGGCGGCGCAGCTCCCCTGGTGGCCGAGGCCAGCCAGTTCCTGGGCATCTCGACCCACACCGTGTACCGCAACCTGCAGAAGGTGGCGGGCTGGACCAGCGGCCGCAAGGCGCGCAGCGACAAGGGCAGCACCAGCGTGAGCCCTGAGGCCCTGGTGGCCCTGGGCGCGGTGCAGCGCATGGCGGTGCGGGAGAACGACAAGCAGACCCTGTTCACCACGACTGCGCGGGGCATGCTGGAGCAGAACGGCCAGGCGTTCGGCGTGAGCAACGGTCAGTTGAACCGCCTGATGCGCGACCGCAAGCTGAACGTGGCCGCCCAACGGGTGGCGGCACCGGTGCAGGCGCTGCGCGCCCCGTACCCCAACCACACGCACCAGGTCGACCCGTCGCTGTGCCTGGTGTACTACCTCAAGGGCCGCCAGTACATCATCCGCGACGACGAGTTCTACAAGAACAAGCTGGACAAGATCGCCCAGCTGAAGTTCAAGGTGTACCGCTACGTCTGCTACGACCGGGCGTCGGCCAACCTGATCGCCTGGTACACGGAGGCGGCTGGCGAGAACCAGCACAGCCTGTTCCAGTTCCTGATGTTTGCCTGGGGCCTGCAGCCTGGCCGCCCAACGCACGGCGTGCCCTTCAACCTGCTTTGGGACAAGGGCAGTGCCAACCAGAGCGCGGCCGTGAAGTCGCTACTAGAGGCCCTGGGTGTGCAGTACCACGAGCACGAGGCGGGCAACTCGCGCGCCAAGGGCGGTGTGGAGAACGGCAACAACGTAGTCGAAACCCAGTTCGAGAGCCGCCTGAAGTTCGAGCCGGTGGACAACGTCGACCAGCTCAACGCGGCCGCGTTTGCCTGGGCCAATGCCTACAACGCCAACCTGATCCCCGGCCAGGACACACGGCTGCGCCGTCTGGGCCTGCCCATGCCAACGGCCCGCCTGGACCTGTGGCAACTGATCACAGCCGAGCAACTGCGCGTGCTGCCGCCGCTGGAGGTGTGCCAAGCCTTCATGCGCAGCAAGGAGGAGCCGCGCCAGGTCAAGGGCGACCTGTCCATCACCTTCAAGCACCCATCGGCCGAGCGGACCATGTCCTACAGCCTGCGCGGCTTCGACGGAATCAACGTGGGCGACACGGTGCTGGTGCGTGGCCTGGTGTACGGTGACTGCGCGGTCCAGGTGCAGGTGCCGCGCTATGACGGCGAGATGCTGACCTTCCGTGTCGAGCCCGTCACCGGCTTTGACCGCTTCGGGCAGCTCGAATCGGCTGCAGAGATCGGCGCCCAGTACAAGTCAGCGCCCAAGACCGAGGCCGAGCACGCGGCCACGGAGATGGACGGGGCAGCATACCCGGGCCTGTCGGCGGAC